CTTCACTGCGCGCGCCAGCATCAGGTCGTCGATTCGTTTCATCGCTTCCTCAACACGAAGGTGGTTGCATCCCGCATCTCGCCCGTGTTCACGAGCGACTTGATACCCGTGGCGGCCTGCGCCTGCGCAGGGCTATAGCCCATGCCGACGAGATGCACATACGTCTCTTCGGTCTTGCGCATGCGGCCACCACGCTCGACATGCCGCCACATGACGGTGAAGACGCTGAGCGGGGGCGGCAGATTGGACTGGATTTTGCGCTTGATCGAATTCGTCGCCATGATCCCGACGCGCGTGAGCGCCTTGTCCAGTTCCGTGACATCCAGTTTCTGCGTCGCGCGACGCACAGCCAGCTCCATCGTCTTGCCAGCCCGCGGCATGATGTCCACGATGCCGGATCCCATGAACTCGCGAGCAGGAATGTGCGCAGCCTGCGAGCCGTAGTTGAGGATGTAGGCGCGCGCAGCGTTGTTCATGGCTTCGCCATCCTTGCGCGCCGAGGACTCGTGCGGATAGCCTACCAGGACGTCACGCTTGGCCACGGCCTCGATGACCTTGCCTAGCTTCGAGAGATCAATACTGCGCAGGCTCGTGCCGCCGGCCGCCGTTTTGGTGTTGGCAGCATTTTGGTGCGACGGCGAGGCGAGCTGGTTGAGCATGCTAACCAGCTTTCCGAGCGCCGCTGCGTTGGTCGACATGCCGGCCATGATCGACCTCAGTACGGCCAGATGCCGCCGTAGCTGGCCATGGGCGGCCCGTTCCAGGCGGGGCCGTTCTGCGGCGGCGCGCGGCCGATGCCAAGTTGTGCCGGCGCAGTGCCGATCTGCTTGGCCATCTTGATGAAGCGCGTACCGTACGTGGATAGGTTCCAGCTCGTATCAGACGGGTCCACGCCGCTGGCGACATCATAGGTAATCGTTAGCTCGCCGACGGTCTTCGTGACCACGGGGCCGACGACCTGGGCTGGCGGCGCGCCATTGGCTGCCTCAGCGGTCGCGACGCCCTCCAAGACGAGGTTATGCGCCGTGAAGAGCTGAGCCCCTACGTCAAGCAACGCGCCCCAGAGCCAAGGATTTAGCAACTGGTAGGCGAGCTGCAGCCAGAACTGCACCATCGCATCCGAGTATATGGTCGGATTCCGGAAGGCGGTGAAGTTGGCGCGGAACTGATCCGAGTCAACCATGGCTCAGCTCAGACGCCCGGCACAACGCGCACGCCGATGTCAGTATTGTCGGGATCCCCGGCATCGTGCTTCCAGAAGTCGCGGTTGCGCGCATTCATCTGCTCGAGCGTCACGTGCTCCGGCAGACCGGACACCGGAATCGCATGGTGCTCGGCGACATCATCGGTATAGCCGAAGTCGATCGTACGATGATCGTCCTTGTACTTGGATAGGCCGGCCTCTTTCAGCGCGATGGCCACAGCCTGCTTCTGCGGTTTTCCGTGCTCCATTTCAGTCTCGATGTTATGGCTCACGGTCTCGCGCGAACTACCTTGTTCGAGGGGCATGATGGTCTCCTGAAGTGAGAAGGGCGCCGACCGTTGCCGGCGGCGCCCTCCGTTGCTGCGTACCACCCTTTCGGGGGAGGGGGAGGGATCAGATCCCGTAGCGCCAGCCAGCCGTTTCCGGGTAGACCACTTCGACCACGCCCAGACGGCAGAAGTACGTGGTTAGGTGGTACAGGCCTTGGAACTGGATCGGCGTGCGCTGCATCATCGTCATCGGGTAACGGACGCGCTGCTTGTCCTTCGTGTAGCAGAACATCACGTCATACGACACGTTGGTGGACGGGTTCGCCGGCACACCGAGCGTGCCGCCGGAGGCGAGGCCGACCAGCCACTTGCACGGGAAGAACTGGATGCCACCACCGCGGTTCGCACGGACGGTGATGTTGTTCTCCTCGAGGTAGCGAAGGATCGACACGTTACCGGCCGTCGAGACATTGGTCGTCGAGATGTAGCCGAACTGCAGCGGCGGAAGCAGGATGCGGTTGGGCATCACGGCGTACGCCGACGCGGTCCACACAGACGTGATCAGGCTGTTAACGTCGGCCAGGATTTCCTGCGGCGTCTTGGTCGACCATAGGGTATGGGTCGAGGCACCCGCGGCCACAGCGGCCGTGTTGGTGATCAGGCTGTTGTTGAGCAGCCCGGTGTCACCGGTACCGGTGTCACCGTAGTACACCATTTCGTCGATGTCCATCTGGTGCTTGAGCTGCAGGAACTCGAACTTCTGCTGGTCGACCGGGCGGCCGATCTTGGCCGCCGATTCCAGCTCGAGCACCGTGAAGCCCAGCTCTTGGGCCCAGACACGCAGCGGGTGCGTGGTCTTGGAAATGTCCAGCGAGCCTTGGACGATCTGGGTCGTGTTCTTGCCAGCCCAGCTCTTGCCGTTGCCAGGCGAGCTGCCCTGGCCGAGGCCTCCGGCCACGCCGCCGTTCATCAGCGTGAAGGACGAGATCTCGTCGGCGATCGTGACGTCTTCTCGGAGGTCGATGTCGCGATGCCACGTGACTGCGGCCAGCGGCATGTGCAGGGTCTGGTCGAGCCGTTCCAGCTCGCCGACCATGAACGCGCCGGTCGAGTCGCGCGTCTTGCCGTCGGACGTACGGACGGGCGAGGACAGTTGCGCGCCCGCTTGGACTTGCGTGGGCACGCGACCGCGGAAGGCCCCGGTGTCAAGGATGAAGGGTTCCATGTCAGTTTCCTCTCGGTGATGTCTCGGGTTTGGGGCCCTTGGGTTACTTGAAGATCAGTTCGGCCACGCCGGTCGGGTCCGCAGGACCGTTCCAGTACGCGTTCGAGACGGTGAGCTGATTGGCAGCGGTCGTGTCGACCACGGTCTCGAAGCCGCCGACCGGCAGCGCCGCGAACGCGCCCGCGCCGACCGTCACGCGGACGTAGACCACGCCGCCCAGCGCCGACGCCGTGGCGCCCGCCGTCGGCTGGCCTTGCGTGACCAGGATGCCAGCGTTCGCGCCTTGCAGGAGATCGACCTCGGCACCCGCGATGGGGCCGCCGCCGCCGAAGGCCGCGCCGCCGTAGTTCTCGCCACTGCCACTGTCTTGGTACGGGAACGGACGCACCGTCACGCCGGCCAGCGGAACGCTCGTGCCGCCCAGCGCGCTGTCGGCGGTGTGGTTCACGGCGCGCACCGTGTTGGTCGACGCATCGAACAGAGCGGCCTGACCGAAGTAGGTCAGCGGGTTGCCGGACGACGGATCGTTCAGGCGCGGCCAGATCGCGGCCGGATGCATGCGGGTCACTTGGCCGGGGCTGCCGGCGTTCATGCGGTAGGTGTACGCCACGTCGCGCGTCTTGATGACGGGGCCGACCTCGAGAGATTGCTGTTCCATGATGGTTCCTTTTCAGGGTTCGGTTGACGTGGACGTTAGTCAGGCCTTGACGCCGAACGTCGCTGCGGCGTGTTGCGCGTTGAGCCGGTTCAGGTCGGCCAACGACATCGGAGCAGCCGACGCCGTATCGCGGCTCTTGAAATAGCTGCCGTCGGTCGCGCCCGGCTTCGCCGCGGCAGCGTTGTTGCGGCCCTTCTGCACCGCGACTGCGGCAGAGAAGATGCGCGCTGCATCGCGGCACGGCATGGCGGTCACGGAGGCGCTATCAAGCGTGCGGCCGCCGTTGATCTCGGCCACAACCTCGGCACCATCCTTCGTGGCGATGTATCCGGACAGGGCCTTTTTGCGCAGGCCGCACACGCCGACCAGAGTCGTGCCGGGCGCCGCGGCGCGGTCGAACGTCGGGATCGCGATGCCGGGCACCAGGATCTCGGCGCCGGCCACGGCGCGGTCGAAGCCGTATTCCATGAACTCGGAGTCACGGGCCTTGCGGGCCTTGTCGCCGGTTCCCGGGGGCGCTTCCTCTTCCAGCTCGCCCTCGATTTCCTTGTTGCCGGATGTGCCAGCGCCCTCGGCGGGCGCGGCGCTGTCGTCCGTGGTCTTCGTGCCGCTGGCGCCCATGGAGGGGCCGGCGGCCTTGGCTATTTCGGCCAGCGAGTCACCGATGCGCTTCAGGCTGTCCTCGGTCTTTTTCTTGAATTCCTCGAACGCGTCGTCACGCGCCTTGTCCTTGACCTTCAGCTTCTCGAAGGCTTCGTCGAGGCACTTGGCCTGCGCGTCGTCAAAGAAGGTCTTGCCGCCAAACGTGGCTTCGGTTTCGCCACCGACGGTCTTCGCGTCTTTTGCGGAGGTCACGGTCGTTTCTCCTGTCGAGGGGAGCCCACCTTCGGGCCGAGTGGGCGAACCGAACAAACCGTCCGGGCCGCTCGCATGGATATGTACGTGAGTGTGCACTTCGTTATCGTCCGGATTG